ATGCAGGGAGGGGGTATGTTGCGAAAACACCCCCTCCGGGGTCGCCAGATTGGTCTTCAAGTGCCCTCATCGACCACTTTTATGTACATTCCATTTGTATTCATGCGCACAATCTCATCAATCGCTTCTTCGATGCCCTGATTGTACATACTTTCGCCGAATTCATTCGAAGTTTTCGCGATTCGAGCCAAATACTCGCACGAATTATAGCCTTTATCGGTGTCAAATCGCAGCCAATTCTCGAAATCGTCAAACGGATTGAATGGATTGTCGATTGTGCTCAGCGCATAGGCAGCCATAAGTATTCTCCTTTCCGCAAGAATGAAAAATTCAGACAAAAAGAAGGAGGCATGAAGCCTCCCTTTTACGCATTGATCTGTCTGGACAGAGTAGAAGGAGCCACATCGAGCATCTCAGCCACATCTGTAAGCTCATGCCCGTTCGCAAGCATGGCCTTCGCTCTCGCCAGCTTACCCGGAGAGATGCCATTGTAGGCCTTGGGCAGCGCCAGTTCGCGAATGCGATCCGGTTTGGACTCTTTTATGACCTTGCGCAGCGTTGAAGTGCTCACAGCACCGTGCTGAATGGCTTCCCATTCCTTGTCCTCTACGTAAATATACTTTTTCCCGGCTCCGACGACCTTTCTCGCCCGATCGAGCATCTTTCCCTGCATTTTCTTGTAATCTTCCTTATCCATGCCGGGATTGTCGTCCTTGAGCTGCTTGAGATAGAGGTTCGCGAGGGCCTGAGCCTTTCGCTCATAGGGCTGGTTCTTCTCGGCGATCATGATCTTGGCCTTCAGGCTCTTCACCTCGTCAGCATAGATCTTGGCAGCCGAGGGATCATAGTCGATCTTGCTCTCTTTGCGGGCCTCCATGCGGGCCTGCTGGGCAAGGGCCTTCATGCGATTGGCGTGGTCTGCGTAGACCTCCTCGATCTGAGTGGTCTTATCCCGGCTGCCGCCCGACACGAGATCGAACGCGTCCTCATGCTGAGACATCCGGCTGACCTTGCTCATAATAGGCACCTTTTCCCATCGCTTGATGGTCACCGTGCCCTTCTCATCCTCGGAGAGCACATCGTTGGCCTTGGCCACCTTCTCCTCCCCGGTCTTCCGGTCACGATACCGGATGCTGCCGTCCGCCTCCCGAGAGAGAATCTCCGAGGGCCGGATCTTCCGCTCCTTGGACTTGGAAGCCATACGATTGGTGGGCTCATAGATGACCTCACCCGCATCCCATCGCTTCTTCTCCTCAGGGGACATCCTCGAAACGGCGATCTTCTCCTGAATCTCGGGAAGATACACCGTAGAGGTCGATCTGGAAAGCAGCGTGCTCGCTCCGGCGTTGGGTCTTCCCTGCCATTTTGTCTTCAGCTCGGCGATGCCGTTCTCTTCCTCGCTGCGCTTGTAGTCAAGCTGATGCTTGTACGCATCGATGACCACCATGGAATGTCTGACCGCTCGCGCGATTTCATCCATGTCCGCGCCCTTAATAGTCATGTCCGTGATCAGGTTCGAGATGGAGCCCATCTCCTGCTGAATCTCGGTCTTCTTCATCTTGCGCATGCCCTCGTGATAGGCATACTGCTCCTTCGGGTCGAAGTTTTTCAGCTCACCAAGGGGTTCCTTCGTTCGAATCCGAATCTTGTCGCATGGAATCACCAGCGCCGTGTCTCCGTCAAAGTCCGCTCCGCTCAGTCGCTCGGCAACATTGGCATTGATGCCCGCCGCGTCGGTGGCGTTCTCCATAATGGACTTGGCCTCGCGGTTCTTGTTGTTCACCACCAGCGTGGGAATCTCAAATATCCCGCCATGAGGGAATCGAACCAGCGCCACATGCTCGCCATCCTTGTATCCGGGAGCGTAGATCTCGTTGTCCTTCAGCGAGGGAATGGGCAGAAGCACCTTCGTTGCCTGACGCGGAAGCGCGGCGGCGGTGAGATGCACCGCGTCCCGGTCGCACTGCCCGGCGAATTTGTTCAGCATGTCCGATCGAACCACGGGATTCGAAATGGACATAATCTCGTCGAACTCGTCCTTGGAAATATCATACTTCAGCTGAAGCTGCCGCTCGGCGAGCTTCTTGGGCTGCTTGCCAAGAAACTGAGAGGCCAGCGACCGGCCCCAATCCTGCCATGTTCCCTCCTCGGAGACGATGTTCAGCGCCGACTGATGCTCTTTTCCGTCCTTGCCAATATAAGTCTGCTGGGCCAGACGGAGCTTGCTCGCATCCTTGATGTTCGCCCCAAAGGGATTCTCCGGATCGTTCAGCTTCATGGGCTTCAGAACGGAGTTGTCCTTCGGGCCAAGCATGGGCGTGCCCTTGTGCTTGTTGGTGTTGAACCGAATATCCACGCCGTCGGGCAGATTGTCGGAATACACCGCCATGCCCTTCAGATAGTGGCTTCCATCCACGGCGATTCGCACCTGAGCGTACTTCGCGTCCTTCAGAGAAATATCCTCCACGCCCCGCCGAAGCTCGATCAGACCGTCCCGTTTCACGCCGCCGTCCTCGGCATAGACCACCTGAACGCGCTTGGAATCCACACTCACCGGAGGCTGAATCTTCTTGAGCGTTTTTCCCTGATCCTCGGAATAGACCTCGTTGATCATGTGAATATCCAGCTTGTTCTTCATCACGTCGGCCCATGTCGTTCCCGGCTTGGCCAGAACCTTCATGATGGTGTCGTGATTTCCGCTGGCCTGACGGACTCGGATGTTGTTGTAGTATTCGTACCCATCCTGACGAAGAATATCCACCACCTTCGCAAGGCGCGTCTTGGTGATCCCCATCTGATGCTCCGAGCCAGCGCCGATGTCCACGAAGCCCTTCTCGTCTACGATCTTCTTCAGGATATCCGCGTTCTGCTCGTTGATGTTTCGGCGCTTCTGCATGGTGGGATTGACCAGACTGTTGAAGCCGTTCCAGCTCAGGCCCATGCGCTTGGCCGCGGCGTTCTTGCTCATGCCCTTGTCCAGCAGCCTCACGGCCATGGCCTGCTGCGCCGCTTTTTCCTCATAATAGGTGGAGGTCAGCTTGTTTCGAAGCTGCGCGGTGTTCATGTCCATGCTCTTGGCGATGGCCACGTCGTTCCACCCCTGCTTTCTCAGCTCGAAAACGTGTTTTCTGAAGTTGCTGCTGGACTGATAGGGGTTGTCGCCCGATCCCCAAGGGTATCGCCCGGAATGCCTAGGCGTTCCATAATGCGCCAGCTCCTCGCCGAACTCGTCCTCAAGCTCTTCGTCCATCAGCTCGTCCAGAATATCAAATTCCTCGTTACACGCTTCGAGCCTTTCGAACTCGTCCATTCTCAGTCAACCTCCATGCTCAGTTTCTCGATAATCGAATTTCCCATGATCGTCTGATCGATCACATTCTGAATCTCCTCGGGGTCGGGGCTGCACACCAGAACCTCGTTGTTCTGATAAATCCTCAGCTCCGTGGAAATGTCATTCGGCTTGATCTGATACTCCAGACAGAAGAAAGCGGAATAGATCAGCAGCTGCTCCATGTGCGCCGGAATGATTCCCGTCTTCAGATCGTGAATGCGCAGCATGTCGTTTCGAAAGGAAATCGCGTCCGCGGTGCCGAAGGCGTTCAGCGAATTTCGAAAGGGCTGAAGCGGCTGTTCCGGAGTCATCTTATAGCCGATGGCGTCGTTGACGTACATGTTCAGCGTCTCCTGCGTCTTCGGAAGCCGGATACCCAGCCGAATGCACTGGGCCGCGAAGTCATGAAGCTCTGTGCCCTTTTTCACCGCCAGATGATTCATGTAGCTCTCGGCGAACTTCTCCTCGCCGTAGCGAACCCAAGCGAACTTACTCGGGCTCAGAAAGGCGTGCTGCCCCACCAGATTGGAATGCCTGTTGAATACCATTCAGTACCTCCTTCTCATTCTCGGGATATACAAAGCTGGCGTATCCCATCTTTCCCAGCCGACAAATATAGTAGTCCTGATTCGGCTGCCGGGATGCTCCGCTCTCCCGCTTGCATTCCAGAGCCGCCCAATTCCCTCCGTGGAGAATCAGCAAATCCGGAAATCCCTGAATGTAATTCGGATCGGTCTTGAGCACGACGCAATCCGGAAAACGATTTTTCAGCTTTCGAATCAGCGAAGCCTGAAACGAGCTCTCTTTTTTCATGCCGTGCTCCTTTCCGCGCGTAAAAAATAAAGTGCGTGAGAGGATTCGGGCTTTGCCCGTTTCTGTCTCAAGCACTTTTGTTTTCGTCAAAAATATATGCAAAATTATGAAAAAGATGAGTAGAAGTACCTCACAGAGGCACATTCTACTATCCTTCCATAATAGTGCATGTTTTTTGCGAAAACTTTTTGGCCTATTGGCCGAGAAAGGAGAGCTCGTTGAAATTCTTCTTCAGCTTCAGCGCCCGGGCAATGGCCTTGTCGATGGGAGAGTTGGATTTTAAAATATAATAGTGCAGATCCCGAAATGGCGTGTTCAGCCGGTCGATTCTTCCGGCGGCCTGTGTCATCGTCTTGTAGGAGTAGCTCTGGGAATAGAAGACGATGGTGTCCGTGACGATGCAGTTCCAGCCCTCGGCTCCCGCAGCGTACTGAACCAGATACGCCCACCGCTCTCCGTCGGGAACCGGCTGATGAATATGGCCGTTCCATTCCGCAACCACTCCGTCGAGGGTTCGCAGCGCCTCCAGCTCGTAGTCGTAGTTGTAAAATATAATCATCCTCGGATGCTTCGCCCAGAGCTTCTTCACCGCTTCGATTCTGGAGGCCTCGGAATTGCACACCTTCCGGAGCAGATAGCACACCTCGGAGATGTTCTGAATCGGCTCGCCCTTGTAGGGATTCCATCGATCCTCTCCGACCTGCCTGTACCTCTCCGAATCATAGGGGCACTCGATGCTCTGCCAGTGGGCGACGGTCTTTCGCTCGAAGGACATGTTCACAGTGATCTGCCTGCGATACCGCTCCAGCACTCCCGTCTCCACAAATCGATCCACCTTGGGATACTTGGCGTATCGGTTGTAAACCGCGTGCTGCCTCAGAAACGCCGTCCGGTTCTTGTAGAACCCGTTGGCCACAAAGACAGGAATATAATCCATCCAAGTGTCTCCCGGAGTCGCGCTCAGCAAAATCCAGTCGTTCTTCTTGGCAATCTTCAAAAACGACCGAACCCACTGACCGGAGCCCACCACCCGCTGCTCGTCAAATATAAAGAACGCGTGATCCACATTCTCGTACTTGTGCAGATTGTTCCACGAATCAATGACCAGAGGAATCTTCCCAGAATCCTTAAATATCCGAAAGCGCCTGCACTCCTCTTTCCACTCTCCATTGTCCCGCTTCCGCGCCGTGGAAATGATGTAGAGAGGAACCTCCTTCTTCGGCGGGTACAGCGTCCCATCCTTGGAGATCCCTCCGCCGAGAAAGTGAATATAAAAAAAAGAAAGGGAAGTGATGGACTTCCCCGTTCCGACTCCACCGCAGAGTATGGAGCCGGTTCGGAGCCTGTCCAGCGCTTCCCATTGATGCGGGTACAGCCTCACGGCCATCAGAATGGCGCTTCCTCATCGTCCGCGTACTTGCCCGCGAACTGATCCTCGACCATAGTAACATACATGCTGTTCAGATAGGCCTTGACCCCGGTGCGGCCATCCTGAAGCTCCCAGTGGTACGGACGGATCGTGAGATCAATGTACTCGATGTCCGTGTAATCCAGCTGGCCCACCGTATCCTCGTCGAGATCGATCTTAAGCCTACCGTTGATCAGAACGATTTTCGGAGGCCGGATCTTGTAGCTCACCGAAACCGCGAGCAGATACTGGTTCTCGTCACCCTCCTCGCGAGGCGGACGGGTTTTCACATTGTACCCAAGATTCCGAAGCTCCTCCGCCTTCTCGGGGGTGAGTACCAGCGTGAAATTCCGATCGCCCTTCTTGTTGTACATGCGCTCCTCTCCGCTGAAGTTCCTAAAGATGATCCGGGCGTTCTCCACCGCGCTGATAAAATTCCGATTTTCCATATTAGTTTTCCTCCTCATACTTTTCAAGTTCTTTTTTCAAAGCGAATTTGGCAATTTCAAGATGCGCCCGATCGAAATACAGTGAAAAATCGTAAATCGAATACAACGCCACATTCCGAATCCCATGAATGCACATATCAGGAAACTTGGGAATATCGAACGAGCCTAAAACAAAAGTCCGCTCCTGTTTCTCAACTGCTCGATCCAGATACCAAATGGCCTTCTCCAAATCCTCTTTGAGCTCTTCTTTTCCGCCCTTTCTCCCCGCTCGGCAAATGTACTTCACCGCGTTTCCGAGGCAGAACCCAAGGCCCCATTCTTCGATCAGATCGATCACTTCAACTTCTCCGCCATTGTAATGGGTCGGATGGTTCACCTGACTCATCTCTTTTCCTCCTTTCTGCCATCCTCAAAATGTACTGGCTTCCGGGAATAGGCGTTTGCCGGATCGGCAAGACAATCATAGCACGGATCCTCCGCCTCGCTTTTGTCCTTGTGAACGCACTTCGCACACCAGATATCAAACCGTACTTCCTTCATCTCGTTTACCTGCCCCAAAGCAGATCACCTCCTCGTGTAATCACAGGTTCCGTCCAGAAATTTTCCGCAATCAAAGCAGGTGGGATACTTCATATCCCCGCATGGAACGGGAGACCAAGAATCCTGCTCTTGGTGCCTCCCGCTCGCGAACATCTCAAAATCCCCGTATTTGGAGATATCCTCGATGGCCGCGTCCACCAGAGACACATAGAATGATTCGTCGATGGCATGCTCCAGCTCGGAGCCCTTTACCGTCTCGGCCTCCATCCAACGATAGCCCTTCGCCCCGGTCACGGAATAGTACTTTCCGTTGTCTGTCTTTCGCATCAGCAGACCACCGCCGTGCCCCTTCTGAATCGGGCAGAACAGACCGGTCTTTCCGATGAATCGATAGTCGTGGCCTTTTGCAATTTCCACTTCAAGCTCCTCGTCTGTCATGGAGACAAACTCCGCTCCGGGTCGGCCCTTTCCGGCGGGCTTCAGGCGCTCAGACAGCTCCTTCTCATAGACGGATACGTCCGGAAGCCCCTCGTTGAAGTCCAGCTCCATGGCGGTAGAGACGCTCTTGGCCTCACACATGTCGAAAAACTCGATGGGCTCCTTGGAGAACAGCCGCTTGAACACATAGGGCTGGGCGAACTGCGCGCCCGTGGCCGTCCACTTTCCGCCGTCCTCCTTGCACTCCTTCACAATATCATTGGACGCGCCCACATAATCCGCTCCATACAACTTCTCGCATCGACCCACTGTTGCGAACTGAGCGATATAAACCGAGTCGTTCACCAGACACATCCGGTCGTAGGTCGCCTCGTGCTCAAAGTTGTATCCGTAATACTTCCCGTACTCCTGCACAAACCGTATGATCTCCGGCGTGGCGTTTGGAATCTTGATGGAATCCGTCTTGATGTGCGCCACCGTGAACCCGCGAGCCTGTACCTCGTATTTGAGGTTCACCATGAACAGCGCTCCGCGCTTGGCCACGATGTTGTCTCGATTGCGAATATCACGGAACAGGTTGTCGAACTTGGCGCTGGTCAGACCGTAGACCGAATTGATGGCGATCTTCAGCGCCTTCGCCAGATTCTTTGCCGCCGCTTTGTCTTCCATATACTTCGCCAGCTTTCCGTCCAGCATGGTCTTCGCCTTCTCGAAATCGCCGTGCTTGATGGAAATTCGCGCCTGCAAAATATCATTGAACCGCTGGGTGTACTTCGGCCCGAACAGCTCCTCGGCAACGATGCTCGAAGGGTGCATGCTGGCAATATCCAGAAGCGCCACATCGAAGTACATTCCGGGCTCCGCGTAGACGTATCCGCCCTCGCCAACCTCCTCGCCGCGATAGATGGACTTTCCAGCATCGAACCGGTATCCGGGAAACAGCGGCTTCGTCCCTTCAAACACCGTGAAATTCGGATCCGTCCCCGGAATGGTGGTGTAGGTCTCGAAATCCCGCATCTCACCCATATTGCGGTAGTTGAACTCGCTCTGCGGATGCCTCTCGCCGCCAAATATAATCTTGGTGGTCAGAGTGTTCGTCATGTCATTTACTGTAAGACCCGCCACATCCGCCAGAATCTGCCTCGCCAGCCAGTCCGCCTGAATCTCCTTGCTGTGGAACACCGCCTCGGTGGCCAGCACGTCGTTGTCGCAGTACTCCGCCACCTTCTCCCATTTCTCCTCGGGCACCGGCTGATCCCACGGAAGTCCCAGCTCCTGATGGTGAATGCCCAGATCGATTTCGAACTTCTTCAAGCTCTGCTTTGTTGAGGAGAAGTCGTAAATATCCGTGTAGGACACATTGTAGGCTTCGCCAAACATCGCGTCCTTGGCCTTTCCTATGATCTTCTGGCTCAGCTGATAGAGCTGGTAGTTTGTATACCCCTTGGCATACCTCGCATACAGAATATGATTGTCGTACCTTCGGCAATTAAACCCGACCAGCCTTCGCTTCATCAGCGGCTCCAGATCGGCGCTCGTGGGATTGATCATTCGAACGACCTTCTTGCCCTCCCCGTCCTCCTTCCAGTTCACCAGAAAAAGATTCGGAAAGACCTCCACATCGTAGAACACCAGCGTCTCATCCTCGGAATCCATGGCTGGAGAGGGATCCTCGGACTTGAACTTCATCTTCTGCACCAGCTTCATGCAGTAGTCCGCGTTGTTGGTGCTCCCCGCCGCGAACAGAAATATCTTCTGCCGCATGTCCGTCACGTCGTAGTGCAGACCAGAATCATAAGCGTCCTGCAAGTTCTTAAAAATAAAGTCCACGCTCTGCTTTGTAGAGCCATGGACTTCTTTTCTAAGATTCTGTTCGATCAGGTTCCTCAAATGACGCTCGCTCTTTATTCCGTCAAAATTAACCATCTTCTCCTCCTTCAAGGGAAGTCCTGTTGAAATATGAGCCACCGGAAGATTGTTGCACTTGCTCAGCCTTCTTCGAATGGAGCTGTCGCCGACATTCACCTTAACCTCGATTCCGTCTCCGTAAACTCGACTAAGCCGCGTTGGGTCTCCATCGTAAATATAATGCAGATGAATTCCCGCTCCGCTCTTGGAGTACTCGGCATAGGTCGGAGGCCACCTGCTCGCCGCCTCCAGATTTCTCTCCGCAGATTTATCCCCCTCGGAATCCTTCAGGTCGAAGTCGATGACAATGTGCTCCAGAGGAACCTTCACGTAGTGCAGCTTGCTCGTATCCAGATCCTTCAGCTTGGTCTTCACGTTCGCCCACATCGCCCTTGGAACCCCTTCGCCAACCCCATACTGTGCCGGGCAGTCCGACAGAATATCATCCAGCAACGAGCTCTCGCAATCCAGCACCAGCGAATTCATGTGCTCCTCGCCTTCATCGCCGTGCTCGATCCTTACGAACTTCTCGCTCTCGAACCCGCTGTACCAAGACCGCACCTGCTTTCTGTCAACTCGGGCAACCTCCTTAAACGACCGAAAATAATTCTTCAGCTCCTCACGGAACTTGTGCCGGGCCAGCTTGAACTCCACAAAGGAGTCGTTGCAGTAGGCCTTGTACATGTCGTAGGCCCGAACCAGAGACACGCCGTCCGCAATTCGGAAGTCGTCGTAGCAGCTCTCCACGAAGTTGAAGAACACGTCTGTCTGAAATATCATGTCCAGCGGTCGGTAGGTGGAATAGTAGTTCTTGCCCATCTCCAGATAGACCGACTCGCAGTGCTTGGCGATGGCCCCCAGCTCGAAATCGATCTGATCCATCAGCGCCTGATACCGCTTCGGAGGAATCTTCCTTCCGGAGGGCTTCACGTCGATGAGCCTTCGAATGATTCCCGACTTCGCGTCGGTGATCTTCACGGGCCGGTTCGTCGCCATGTAGAGAAAGGAGTTGAACCTCGCCGTGTAGCTGGACTTGAACTTCTCGTTGATGGTCATATCCTCGTGGCTCACCAGCGAGTTAAGCTTGGTGTTGTCCTCAATCCTCGACAGGTCACCGTCGTGCTGAATGGCCACCAGCGGATTGCTCCGAAACATCTCCATGGCGAAAGCATTGCTCGATGAGGTCAGCGCCTTTGCCTCAAAGGTGGTGTAATATCCATCGAACAGCTTCTGGATGACGTTCAGAATCGTGGACTTTCCCGCTCCGGCTTCGCCGTAGAGCACCACGAACTTCTGAATGCTCTTCGCGTCCCCGGCGACAATCGCGCCGATCGACCACTCCAGCTTCGCCCGCTCTTCGGGATCGTAGAGCGTTCCAATGATCTCGTCGAACGCGTCGAAGCCTCCCTCGGCCAGAGAATAGTCCAGCTTCTTGCTGACGTAATCCTTCTTGCGAACCTCGGAATTCTCAAAGGTGAGCTTCTCGTCCAGCTGGTGCCAGTTGTCCGGAGCCTTCTTGAGATAGTTCTTGAAGCTCACCCAGCTGTTTGATGAGAAGTCAGACATTGCCATGACCCGAAGGCGATCCTCCGTCTCCGCTTCCCGTCGATCTCGATAGGCGTAAAGCTCCTGATCCACCAGACGCTGAATATCAAACTCGTCCGTAGACCACATTCCGACCGCTTCATCCCATACGGCGTAGAAGGAGCTTCCCCGTACCATGAGATCCTTGGACTTGCATACGACGAAATCCGGATAGATTTCAGCGACCCCTTTTTTAGGACTCCTTTCTTTAATTTTGAAAAAATCCATTCGGCATCTCCTTTGCTCCAATTCTTGGTGAAAAACGAGGGTGTGACACTTGTGACACTTTTTTGGCCATTTTTATTTATTTATAGAAATATATATATTTTCCCACATTAATTAAGAGAAAAAAGTGTAAAAGTGTCACAAAAACCCCAAAACCCCTGTGCCGCAAGGGTTTTGGCTGTGACACTTTCATTTTAAAAGTGTCACAGTGTGACACTTTTTCGTCACACTTTTTATTAATTTTATGTTATTTACATAAATTTAACAATCCAAAGTGTCACAAACTCTCAAAAGTGTCACACCCAAACGCCTCATTTTTCACTGCTTCGAGGGGTCGATCGCGTGGTTTCCATCGTCGAAATCGGTCAGTTTTCCGGGGTCAAAGCAGGTGCATTTCAGCGGAATTTCGTCCGTACAGCAGCACTTCGCACCCCACAAACGCTCGGCAATTTCTCTTTCTTGCCCCTCGCAACCCCTACAGAAATCCCTCATTTTGTTCTGAAATTCATCGTCAAAAGGAGGGATTTTATGCTTGATGCAATGGGAAATAACATGAGTCACCAAAAAGAATTCCTCAAAATTTGTTGCTGGATCCTCGTCCAATCTCTCAAGCAGCACCTCGCTCGGAATCGGCTCTGGCCCATCCGATCCGAAATCCTGTCTGAAAAGATACTTCTCAAGGTTTTTAACAGCCTGAATAACCTTCATCTGAGCCTCTCCGACACTATCCATCTGCCCCTCCACAGACTTGGAATACTCGCGAATATCATCCCGAAGATTGAGAATTTCGCCGTAAGTATGCTCTTCGGAATCGCGCATTATCTTGTTTGTAGTATCCATAATCTCAATCCAACGACCCTCCTGATCCAGATGCATACTCAGGAGTTCAATGGTTTTTCGCAGTTTACACTCAAGTTCTTGGTTCCGAATTTCCAACTCTTTCAGACCCTTTCGAAGGTCGTGATCGTGCATCAATGCTACCACCAGTAGACCTATCATCCACAAAGCAAACACCACATACACCCAATTCATGCTAAATATCCTCCTCATGTTCTCTCAAATAGGCGTTCATTTGATACCAGATCTCCACATTCCGCTGATCCTCATTGGGATTTGTCAGCGGAAACAGCCCTCCGAACCCGCTCGGATCGTACGTACGGTTCACCAGACGATCTACTCTGTCCTTCACAAACCACGAATCCCAAGCGGCTCCATACTCCTCGTCGATGCAAATATCCAGTCCCAGATTGGTAATCATGCTCCAAAACCACTCGGAAACGATGTTTTCCCCGAAAATATCCGGGTCTTCCAGCTGAAAATCGATCCTCTGAGCAAGCCCGATCATCAACTCCAGCACCGAACAGGGCTTATTCGGGTCAATTTTACCTCCAAAATCCTTTCGAAGTGCCAGTCCATCCAGAACTCTGGCCTGATCGTGGGCCAGAATGGGCACAAAATCGGCACTGTAGAGGTCTTTCATCAGCAGGAGATACCCCGGATCGTCCGCCGCGCCGACAATTGAACACAAATATTCCAAATACGAATATTCAATCATGCGAAAACCACCTCCTTTCCTTCAAAATATCCGTTGTTCAGTCGTTAAAATACTCGTGATGGTGAATAACGACCTCATAATTTACGTCCATATTGTCGTTGTGCACGTAAATAATGTCCTTACCGGTCGTATTGCTGTTCGCATCCAGCTCCGCCATGCCCTGATCCCCCAAAATATCATAGGGATTCGGCACCACCTCATTGTTAAAGTCTGTCAAAGTGCAGTCATTTGGGTACCAGTGCATTTCCTCGGAGTCGCAATAGGCATAATCGTGGTCAAACATCTCTTTTGTGATGACGAACGGCTCCTTCAGCTCTCCGTTTTCGTCCTCATCGCTCTCCGCGCCCCCCTGTTCCTCCGGCGCTCCGTCATCGAAAAAATCAATTTCGTCGTCCGGATCCTCGTTTTCCAGCTCTGGAATGATGGTGTAGGACATGGCACGAACCGTTCGAAGCCCCGCGTCCAGATTTTCCTCGTATTGCTTGGAAATATCCTCGATATGGGTTTGAACCTCATTGTGCTTCCGCTTCAAGTCCTCATATTCGGTCTCCATCCGGGAATATCTGTTCTGATACTCCCGGTTAAGCTTGCTCATCGCCAGATTCCATCCCAGCGCAATGCCTCCGAAGCCCGCCGCAAGACCCACGAAAATCGTCGTATAATTCATGATTTACGCCTTCCTTTCCAATCAGTCAAGATCGTAGTTCGTTTTGTATTTGGGGCTGTACTGTCCACGGGCGTTCAGATGATCGTAAATATAATTGATCTCGCCGTCCACATTGAAATCCAGAAGAATCGCCTCTTCCCAGCCGTTCACGAAGTCGCGCCCCTGCTGAGTATTGGTCGTGAAGATGCCAAAATCAACGTAGTTGTCGCCCGAACCCTTCACCCAGCCCACAGACTGTCCAGCTTCGGACTTCGGAATGCCGATCAGATCGTAAACCTCATTCAGCGTAATATATCCGCGAGACTGAAGGATGTTGTTGGCATAGGCCTGCTGTGCACGAAGGAACATCAGACTGTTCGCTGGGCTCTTGCACCAGTTGTCATTTCCGCGATCGAAGAATCGTGCATAAGGGCTCGCCGAATAATTATTCTGATTGTAGGTCGTCCGAGCAATCTCCTTTCCGTCCTCGTCGGTTTCCTTCACAATCTCCGCCTTGATGCCGTGCATAACCTCTCGCTCTCTGTCCTCGCCGAGTTCGCTCTTCACACGTCTGCGATACTCCTTGTAGGACTCTGAGAGGGCTCCATAGGCCGCTGAGAGCGCCATATTCTCCTTGCGCAGCACCTTGTGACCACCCATAATACAGGCGACAGACAGGGCTCCCAGAGCCGCTGAAGGGATGTAGAGCTTTACCATCTTCATGCCAGTCTGCGTCCAAGTCGTGACGAGATCCTTCTTGGCATCCTCCTCAGAGTACTTGTCTGGGCACTGCTCCAGTGCCTGATGAATATCAGAGACGTTCTTACGGCTCTCCTCAAGCACCTCCGAAGCCTTCAACGTCGCCCGGCAAGCCAACACAACAGTTGCACCAACGCCGATGATGCCACCATAGGTCAGCACCTCGGGGCGAACTCTGCGCCAAGTCATCATCATAGGGCCAACCTTAGTCATAACAGCAGTCTTCACAGTTGCGAAATTCATAATAAATATCCTCCTTATAATCAGTTGAAAAACGTCTTGCACTCATTCTCGCGTTCGCCGTAGATTCGAATGATATCCTCCACGGAGTATACCTCGTGGTTCATCTCAATTACCCCGATGGTCATAGGAATCGGCTTGTAGCCTCGCTTCTTGAACTGCTTTTGAAGCTCCCGCCGGTATTTCACCGCTCTGCGCCTCGACGAGAAATATGCCAGCAGGTCGATCTTTCCAATTTCGCTGTCCGTCCATACCTCATACAGATGCATTCAGACACCTCCTCAAAAATATAAAGGGCTCCTCTCAGCGAGGAACCCCTGCAACCCACTTGCGCCAGTAGGACGCAAAGAAGCTGGTCTTGTCCCGGGAGCCGTCCTGCCGCTCCACGGTTCTCTTCCTATTAATATGCTTGATTCCGTAGTCCTTCATGTTCGTCCGGGCAATGTTTCGCTTCAGTTCACGCATTTCAAATATCCTCCTTTATTCAATCACCTTTGGATCCGGCAGGCTCAGCATGAATCCGCCCTCGGCAACAGGCACGATCTCCGCGCCGTCCAGAGTAAACCATCCATACTTTTCCTTGGTGTAGTCCGTCCGCATTCCGGCAAAGGAATATAAATCCTTCACGCTGGCCACGTGGAATTCATTGATCAGATCGTACATGTTCCTGAGAACCTCTTCCGCGTCCGAACGGCTGTCGAACACCAGTGGCTCCACAATGCGGCGGCTTCGAAGCATCACGGGAGTGGCGCTGCGATAGGGATCGTTGGAAATGCTCCGATAATCCGTCCGAATCACCGAGCGCCCCCGATCCCGGTCGATCATGGGCGGCTTTTTATCGCCGAAGAGCATCATGCCAAAGGTGTTCTGAACCGCGTCCCAGATGGTCTTCTTCGCCGCCGGGATGAGAACATCGTAAATCACGCTTTCACCCACGCTCTTTACGTCGGAGACGATGAAGGTCTCGGAGAGCTTCTCCTTGAAGGTCTTCTTCTTCACCGAAACCCCGGACTTTACAACCTTGTCCACCTTCTTCTCCTTCTGAGCCTTTGCCTCCCGATCCTTGTAGCTGTTGGAAGGATAGCGCTGATCCATTACTCTTCTTCCTCCTCGTCCTTCTCTTCATTTTCTTCATCGTCATAGTTCAAGTCGAGCAACTTCATCATGTACTTGGTGGATACCGCGGTGATGACTCCTGTCAGCGCGGCCTTTCCAAGTCTATTGCAGATCCGCATAATGGGATTAGAGCTCTTGGGCACAACCGCGTCGTACAAATTGCACATGAAAGTCGCCGCTCCCACGTCCGTACCGATCATAACGAGGCTCTTCGCCGTCTCAATGGCGAGCTTGATGTAGTCTTCACGGGCTTCAATGTTCGATTCCACGTCAACCTTAATCATTTCAAATATCCTCCTTGCCGATTGCGATAATGCAGTCATCGTCGATGTCGATTTTGTTCAGCTTGAACTCCAGCGAGTAAACTTCCAACTTCGATTCCAAACCATGGGCTTCGATAAGTTCATCATAGTGCTTTTCCACGTAGCGAGCACTTTTCTTATGTTCATAGACTCCAAGAACAATGTCGCTGTCCTTATCCAGCAGGTTGAGTATGACAACCCAAACAGTATCCATGAAATATCCTCCTTAATCTCACCACGCACATATGCGAGCAATCTTCCTTACTTTATCGTCAGGTAGAAGAGAATTCATATCTGTATGAAAGTAGTACGTGATCGGGTCAACCATGCCATTTAGTTTTTTGCAAATCTCGTTGCAATGCGCCAAAGCATTTTTCGCTAATTCCTCGGAATCATAAACGCCAAGAACGAAACTGCCAGCCATGCCTTCCATCATAACAACCCATACCGTCATCTCAAATATCCTCCTTCAAAAACAAAAGGATACCAAATTTCTTCAGTATCCTTTTTGTCGTTCGGGGTCAGTCGTCACATCCGTAAACGTCCTTCATCTTCTTCTTGTTGAAGTGCTTGACAATCTTGGAAATTCCCCAGTAAATTCCTCCGCAGATCGCCATCGCCTTGGCATAGTCCCCCATTCCGTCAAGGTAAGCATTCGACTTCTGGATAACATCCAGACCCTCCGGCCTGCCTACGAACGGTTCTTCATGTTCGTGCCAAGTGTTGACCATCTTCTGCCATTCCTTCTGGTTTTCCTCAGTAGCGCCTTCAGGTAGTTCAACAAACAGATTCTTGTTTTCTTCAGACATTTTTCATGTCCCCCTTTCACTATAAGGTGTGTTTTTCATGAAAAGAAATAGTAGTTATTCAGGATCGCATTTCTCCCATCCGTCGCATTTAATTCGTTTACAAACAACATATCTGTAATCCGGCTCGCCCGCGTAGAATGTGGTGGACACGATGTCATACTCGGTTGTTTCCGGCGTGCAGCCTTCGAGCCGATGTACGCACCCAGTACAAATCCGGCGATCGGTATCAGAGGTTTCACTCGAGAATAGAAATTCGCCGTCTTTTCCTTCATGGTGTCTGTAATTTCCGCAGTCGCGGCATTGGTCACCCGCTTTGCAAGACGTTCTATAATCCTCATAAAATCGCTCCTCCGCAAATATGAAAAGTCCTACGATGATGCCAATTAATAGACCGATGATGTACCATAGCATTGTTCATTTCCCCCGGCAGACGCTTCTCAAAGAAGTAATAAGATTCCATTTTGCAGGTTCTACTCCCACGGTTCTCCCTTGAATGCCAATAGCATATTCACCATAGTATCGGTCAAATTCGCTCAATATTGTTCTGGCATTTTTCAGAGCTTTGTCCGCGTCGTCAAAACTATCAAAAACGCCAAGGGTCTGCCTGCCATGTTCCCCCGACAGCTCAAGAATCCAAACCTTCATTCTAAAATCTCCTCGAAAAAATATAAGGGACTAATTTAGTCCCTTATAAGTCGTCACTCCTCATTCTCATCATTTTCTTCGATGGGCGATTCCTCATCGGCATAAGTTGTCTCGATCTCGTTGTAATCACCATCGTCACGGCCGCAGAATTTCGCAAAGACTCCATGTACGAATCCCACGCCAAAGGCAAGTCCTCCGATCATACCGACTCCAGTGAGCGCAGCTTTCACAGGATGCTGCTTCACCCACTGAATCGGATGCTCTTTGAACTTTACCTCAGCAACGGGTGCCATTTCGTTCTTGGTTTCCTCGGTCGCTTTCTCAGTGGTCTCCTGAGTGTTCAGTTCCTTCTTATCCATGGTTGAATCCTCCTCAAAATATAGAATTTGGTCTTCCATAATAATGTGTGTTTTTTACGAAAATCTCGCGGCGTTCGATGGATCTACAGTCCCGATCACCCGCTCCCTGCCGACAATCTTGACGACCTTGGCTTTTTTCTTCGAGCTGACTCGAAGCTCCGCCATGTTCGTCAGTACCCTTCCCTTCGCCCGTTCCGCTCTCCAAACCCGGGCGAGATTCATCATGGATTCGTTGCCATCGGGCTCGTCCATATACATGTCGATGAGCTCCTCGGGCGAGCGGATGAGAAATTTCTTCATCGCCATAGCGGTTTTACCTCTTGAAAGCTTTCGCAGCTCACCAAAACGTGAAACATATCGTTGACAATATGTTCAGGGACATTTTTCTCTATCAGACTCGCATAGGTCTTCATATTCGATTCGTATTTACAGACCATATGATGAATGCACTCATCGCACCTTGAGCAGTACTTCGTGTCGATTTCCATTCAAATCCTCCTCACATAAACAGGCTCATGATCACCTTTGCCGTTAGTGCCACAATGATCCCAATCAGACACCAGACGCAGGCATTGACGAATATCCGCTTCATTCGAAACGACAGCGGCCGCTCCTCAGGCCTCATTCCCGGGCGATAGTTCACTTCTCAGACATCCTTTCTACTTCTGCTGCAATCGCGACTAAGCAGAGCGGGCAACACTCGATTTCTGTTTTCGCCAGCATTTCATCCTTGTCCTCAATTTCAACGCCTATGCGCTGAACCACGAAATACCCTTCCTCGTCGAGCTTGTACCTCCGCCCGCAGGTTTTGCAAATCGGGCTCCATTCATATGGGCTATGCATTCCGATCCTCCTTCGCATGAAGTTCGTAAAGACAGTCAATGCACAAATATCCGTTCATGTCGATAGAATAAAACTTTCTACCGCATGCCCTGCAAACAATAATCCAATTAAAGGGTGTCCGCATTCCGATCCTCCTTTGCATGAAGTTCGTAAAGACAGTCAATTATCTTGTTCGTACACTCTTTGCACAAATATCCGTTCAGATTGTGATGAAAGAACCCACCCCAGAGAGACAGATCCAGTTCAAAATTGGTCGTCGGATCTTCCTGCTTTGGGTCAAAGTCCTTCATGCATCTGTAGCAGGTTCGTTTCATTTCGTATCACCCATCCTTTCGAGGACACAATAAGGGCATGTTTCGATCATCATTTTTCCATCTTCAACGATCGGCACTCCGAGGTTTTGCTCTAGAAGCGCTTTCTCGTCGACAAAATAAAACTTTCGACCACATGCCTTGCAAACCGTACTCCAATTAAATGGCATATATGAATTCTGATCCTCCTCCCCTTTCGGATGGCTTCCGATCCAAATGAACAGACTTTTCGTGCACTCGTTACACAAATTGGCCACCTTAATTGTCACGTCTCTGTCCGATTTCAAACGCGTACGTACCGTCAGATTGGATGATCGAGAACTGTGCAAGTCGTATTTACATCCACAGCGTATACACTTGATCATTCTGCATTCTCCTTTTTTTCTGGTGCAGTTCCGAACCAAATAATAAAGCTTCTCGTGCATTCGGCACATAGATCGATTTCATCTGCCACCGCAAATTTATCGATCTTTTTCAGATACGAAATGAAGCTGATAGAGGATCCTGCTTTTTCATAAAAGTCGAATGGCGTACCGCACCTTTTGCATTCTTTATTTCCCATAGATTCTGTCCTCATCACATCGCCTGAATATCCATGTGTTTGGTATATGAATCGTACTTCAGATAGTCCGCGATCTCGTCGTGCAGACATTCTCCACACACGATTCGTTCCCGAAGGGTCGGCTGTGTCGGTTCGCCGAAGTCCTTGTGGGAAATCTCCACATTGTAGATCACAGGCCGTTCCATCTGGTTGTTCCCCACAAGAATTCTATGGCATCGATAGCAGCAGAGATACGGGGATACCTTGGACATGACTAGATCCTCCTTTTTTCTTCTTTATTGTCCAGCAGGTTTCTGATATGCAAATATCTTTCCGTATTGTAAACATCCGGCATTTCTTCAGGAATAATCTGAAGGGCCGCCTCTTTCCAAGCAGCCCATCTCCAGAATTCTTTTTTCGGAAATATCTTTTTGTTGCGTCCGCCTACTGTCTTGTAAGGCGGAAGTCGAGACGATTGTCTCCTCCGTTTTTCATATTCGGCAAAATTCCATCCTAGAATTTCTCGAATTTCTTTTGCGTCATAGTAGCTCTTATAATCGTTGATGATCATTACCGATACCTCGACGGCCTGTTGTAGAATTGCATCACAATACAGGGTCGATCGTCATCGGACATCTGTGTTGTGAACCCCAATGAGATCATGCTGTCTACGTTCCATCCAACGTCCTTACCGAGCTCAATGGATTCCAGACCAATCTCAGAATAGAACTCGTTCAGAGAAACCCACATTTCGGAAATGATTTTTCTATTGACCGCATTTTCCGCTCTGCGCAGTCTGTCCATTGAGGAATAGAAATATCTTCCTGACAGCTCGTCATAGCAGAGCTCTCCGCCATAGCCAGTCTCGATTACATTGGCATGGGATACCGGATTGCTCATCATCTCGTCCTTGGCCATGGCCGCACGAACCTCGTGTTCCTTCCGCTCGCCGATGGTCTCGACCACCTTCTGCTGATAGTTCTTCAGCGCCAGCTCTGAAGCCGAATACAGGCTCGCCAGCACCGCATTTCTCTTCGAGGCAATCGCCGTCGCGCCGATGATGCACCCGATGGTCACGCCGCCCATGGCCAGCGTCGGAATATAAACAGGAACCACTGCCTTGGCCTGTTCGTACCACGGCATCTCTCCTTCGTACTCTCTGCGCTTCTCCTCGAGCACAATCTGTGCCTTGGGCGTGGCCTTCACGGCAAATATCACAGTTCCGATCACACCGGAAACCGCGCATCCTGTCAGAATCTTGGGCGAGTTCTTCACAATTGCATGGGAAAACCTCTTCAGAATCATAGGGGCGTTCATTGTTAATCCTCCTTAGCAGAAAGCATTGAAAATATCATAGATATTGGCGAGCGTAACGGGTTCTTTGGCGTTTTCATTCTTCCTGAGCAATTCGGCAACCTCAAGAATCATGTCCGAGGTCAGATAGGCTTTGCTCTTCATGGTTCATCCTCCTCGTCGTCTTCGACATCGGCATACTCAATCGCGTTTTTTATCTGTTCGCTTGTCAATTCATCCTCTAACTCTACGTAATCGATCACTGCCAAGTGGTCTGGAGAAATTCTTATGCATTGATAAAGACACTCTTCCGCTGCTTCTCTTGAAGTAAATGCTCCGACAATTCCGGGTCGAAGTTTCCCTTCCACCAAGACAACCCAAATTCCATCAGACATTGAAGATCCTCCTCGTCAAAAATATAAAGGAGACCAAATTTCTTCAGTCTCCTTCGTAAAGATGCGTGTTTTTCGTGATGAATTCACATGGTAATCAGCTCGGAATACGGCAGATTTTTCAGAGTATCACAGTAGCTGTGCCACTCATCCAGCTTGTGGTTTTTCCGGGCGTGATACTGGTTTCGTGCCACGGCGTAGTTCAGAGTTACGGTGGCCCGCATATTGTATCCGCTCGGGAGCAGTTCAATGATCGCCCGCCAGTACTTCTTTTCCTTCGTCTCATTGTACATTATTCGAAGATGCTCAAGCTCCGCCAAGGTGTTCATGAACTGTGCCTTTGTCGTTCCGCCAACCTCGTCGATGCCCTCGTGGCTGAAATCGCCGGGCTCAAAGGATTTAATATGAATTGTGTGCATCTTCGAGCAGGAGTCTCTCACAGTTCCAACCTTGTAGGTGTCGAACTCCGCCCACCACACCTGATGGCTCACAATATCCATGCTGATTCCGATCATCCGTAGGAACTTGGAGTGATCCGAACCGGCGGAAACGAGATTCTTTGCGAGCTTCAAGTCCTCAGCGCCAAGAATGAAGCGCTGTCCAATCATCATGCCAGCAAAATAGCATGGCTCGTACTCACCGGGATTCAATGAGCACGTGTCGCACCTTGCTGATTTCCCCTTACAATATCCACTGTCCGACTTCTCCCAGCTGTTCAGCGGATTTCGCATTCCTCTCACGGCGGCCTCCCAGCCATAGGTTTCAATGTTGGAAATATTAATCATGTTCATACTCCTCTTTATATTGGCGAAACAACGATTCAATTCGAGAACTATCTACAAATTTAATCATGATCGGATCAATAAGATCACATGTACCATCCTCGAATTCCACAAGTGCGGCGATCGTCTGTACCGTTCCTCCAGTACACTGTCCTATCATTGGGAACGGATCAACACTATACTGTCTTTCCACCCATCGATGAAACAATGCTTTTCGACCCAGTACCATGCAAGGTCTAAAATATCTTCGTTCAATCATCCTTCTTCTCTTCCTTCTTAAGGTCGTTCGCAATTATAGAAAGCGATTCCCCAGCAGCTTTTAGGATCTTGGCAATATGCTTCTCTTTACGCTCGAAGTACTTGTCAATGGTAAAGCTGATGATGGCCGCGATCGCGAAGACCACGGCCAGACCGATGAGAACATAAATCGCAGTGTTCATTCTTCTTCCTCCTTGAACTTCTCTACAAAGGCGCTTGCCTTGCTGTTATTGCCGAAAAACCGCTTCATGATGGCGCAGGCCACGCCGTAGTACTCGTTGAACTCCTGTCCCTCCACGCACTTCACCACTGTCTTGGTTCCGTCCTCCCAGAATACGATGGTCGCGGGGTTGTTGAAGACGATTTTGGCAATGATTGGGATCGGTATAAACGAAACCGGGAGATTCAGTTTGGTATTGATAGCTTTGGCCGTGATCTTAGTAGTGCTAATAGTTCTGTAATCAGTCATTTCTTTTTCCTCCTCATTAACATCAGGTATGATGATTTTGTGAACTCTATTCGCCAACCGCTCTTCCATTTTGCGGATCACTTCTTTACTTTCCGGGCCTAGCCGATCAATCGTCTGTAGCACATACTTGGAAGAATATCCATAATACTTCCAGTTCGTATCTCCGTATTCGACGAAAGCGTTATAGTCTGTAATTTTGTAGAATACGGACTCATATTTAGAGAACGGCGGCTCAAACCTAACAATTTCGAGATAAACATCGTCCGCTTTGGGAACATCCAGAAATTCTACAGTATCTGGAATGATTTCTTTCTTGTCGAATTCTATGCACTTCATACCAATATCGATGCAATCCTTAATTCGGATGTTGGGCCTCGTATCGACAGGAAGTCTGTAGCAGAAAACGCATTCGAGCTTTTTATTTCTATACTTCTGGTACGCAGCTATTCCATAGACGTACTTCATCGCTTAATCCTCCTTACTAACCATCATCAGTACAGCAGTCAAGAAACCGAACATAGTGCACACCGGGATAATCCAAACCAAATGCCAAACTGAAATCATAATAAACCCCTCCTTATTTTAAGCTAAGAACTATAACTCCAATCACACAAACTGTGATTGCCAAAATTAACAGAATCAAATCCACAACGAATTTGCTCAATGGAACGATAATCATTAATGCCCCAATGATAGTCCACACGGCAAAAGCTGCTATGAATAATAGTTTCATTCTTATCCTCCTCAAATCTTGTCATTGAATATTGCAAGTATAATTCCTACAATTTCCATCAGAAACATAAGCCCGAGCCCTATATTTCCAAAAATTACTTTAGCATTGGGAAATAGGCATGCGCACGTAAATGCCGCCGCATCCAAAAATGCTATTATACCGATTAATAGACAACCTAATTTGAACATGCTTCCCTCCTTAGAGTAAATGCCCGATCACTGGCAGTAATATCAGGATCATTCCGAAAAGAAAAAGCGACGTGCCAATTGCCATAATACATCCGGGAACCTCTCTAATGATTCGCTTCGCATGCACCTTTCTTAAATATCTCGGGTCGTATCTTTTCGTAGCCTTCATTCTTGTTCCTCTCCCTTCTAAAATAGTCGCTGTTCATTCCGTAAATATCCACCGGATCCTTGTATCTGTCCGGATCATACTGCTTCCCATGCTTCCTGTAGTTCACCGGCATCATGGATTCGATCTCCACTCCGGTCATCTCATAGATCTTTCCGATCTTCCTCGCCAACTTCGGATGGGTAACCCCTCCCTCTTCAAGAATATCCATGAGCATGACGGAAACTCCGATCAGATTCGCAATCCTCTGCTTATCAGTTTGAAGAGTTTCTCTGACTTTTTGGATTTTAACTTCATGGGGGAGAGACTGATAATCAGGAATTTCCGAAATTATGCTCCCTATTCCATTTTTAATTCGGTTCTCCATTTCAAGCCGCTTTTTTTCGGCTTTAATATAGGATAACGGAACAAGATTTGGGTGAAATGGCTCCGTTGAACACGACGAAGTTTTCGGAATACCCCTTCGATCAACCCCTTTCTGAAACGTCTTTGAATAATCCAGTAACTGACACCGATCATCTCCGCAGCCTCTTTAATCGTGTAATAGACCTCGTTCCCGTCAAAGCACCACATCTCAAGACCTTCCTTTCTTATTGATCGTCTGGGTCATCTAAAATATAACTGTCTCGGGATTCGTAAACCGCTCGTCGATACTCTTCCTCCAACTCTTCTGCTGAAAGATTAGAGACAAGTTCCTTGAAAGCTTTCAGAATTTCGTCATCGCGTACATTCATAGCTCCTCCTAATAAAAAAGAATAAGGAGATCTAATACAGATCTCCTTAAATTCTTGTTCACTCGTCCTTGTTCAAAACCTCGATTCCAGTAATTTCTGCATGGCTAACCACAAGATCGCAAAGATCGACAATAAAGTCTTTGAATAGGACAAAAACGTCATCCATCTTATCATCGTTCGCAACGGCATCAACATCAAACCGAACTTCTCCTCCGGCATTTTCCACCAAACGCGTTGTAATGTTGCACGCCATTTTGGCAAGTGTCGTATGGGGATCATCGGTATCGTCGAAACCATTGGCAATGATATCAGGAATATCGTGCGCGTCCATATCAAGCATGGCCTTAATCATCTCTTCCTTGTTCTCGTAAGTCTTCATTTTCAAAATCCTCCTCAAAATTATGATGAACCTTAGTTCTCATAATAGTGTGTGTTTTTTGCGAAAAAAATAAAGAAACAAACTTTTCCGCGCTTCCAACACGGGTCTCTCCAAATGAGCGCACTACGATTGTGCTATTGGCTGGCTAGGTATCTGTATTCCTACAGGCCCTCCAGCGGGTTTATACTCCCAAGTCCGTTTCATAATAGTACGTGTTTTTTGCGAAAACTTAAAAAAAAGAGAGCCTTATTGTAGGCTCTCAAACTCCTTCTGAACAAACCTCCTGAACAAATATAACTGCATCCAGTCGCCGTGCTCGTACATACCGCACCATTCTGCACTCTCACCAATCAGCGCTTTCATTAGCTTCTTCCGTTTGTCAATGACCTCCTCCTCCGGAATCTCAAAAATATAAGTATAGGTCTTGAAATTCCCTAATCGACCTAATACCCCGTCCTTAATCTGGTTAATGCTCTTTAACCGCAAATCGTCAAATATCCGTTCCGCGTGTGCAGCCGTGTCCCCACCGATAACGGTCACATACAGATGCTCCATGCTTCGCCTCCGAAAATTTTATAGAAAATGAGGGATTTGTCTTATTAAATCCCTCGTAGTCCCTTAGAGCTTGTCTTCCAGCAAGTTGAGCAGCTTGTTGAGCGCTTTGATCGCAATCTTTATAACCCGAAAACTGCACACAATAGACGCAATTCCGATTATGCATTGAATCACAAACCACAACATAGGCCTCAAACCTCCTTAAGTTCGTTCTCATAATAGGACGTGTTTTTAGAGAAAAAAAAGAAGAGGCCGGTTAAGGCCTCCGGAATAATCTCTTGATTAACCCTTCGTCGTCTCGGCACCCTCCAATTTTGTTGAGCAATTCTCTTTCCAGTGCAAGTCGTTCAAACACGGATCTCTTATAGTCATCGCCTTTCTCAGTGTAGCCTTCCGCGCCAATTTCGTACTTCAGCTCTTCCTCAACGTAAAACTTGTAAGAATGGATCCATGCCCATACTTCATGCGATTTCATGTTCATCGCTCCTTTCAATAAAGGCCATGTTTTTAGAGAAAAAAAGAAGAGGCTCTGATTAGAGCCACTTCGTGATCCCTCCGAAGAGTTTTCCGAAAATATTCATCGTATTCTTGTTCCTTACGATTTCATCGCTTGTGTCCTTCTTGTAAGCCAAGAGTCCGCTGGCAGCAGTAACTCCAAGTCCTCCAACTCCGATCAGGATTTTCCACTTCGTTGCGCTTTTCTGGCAGCGAATTGCGTACAATCTTTCCAGAGCCTTGACCGTTCGTTCGTACCCCTCGTCCTCAGGCTTCATCGTCTTCAGCGATTCCTCAAGGACTCGAATCTCCGAATTGATCGAATATCTCTTCTTGATTTTCACCGGCAGTTTGGCATTCATTTCCAAAACCTCCTCTTATGATTGGATTTTTCATCCGTTCATAATAGCACATGTTTTTGCCGCGAGGGAAAAATAAAAAAAAGAAGAGGGCTTGTATTAAGCCCTGATCTTCGTCTCTTCGACCAGCTTCTTGTCAGACTTCCTGTTTGCCATTCTATTGACAATCAGTGTGTACACCGCAGCTGCAAACAAGCCTCCGCAAAGCGCATCCATAACATTCAGTATCGTTACCAATTTGTTGTCAAAACAAATGTTCCATTGAATCCACTGAGTTACGGGGTTCGCGTCGGTTCCAGCAATCGCAGTAGCAACCAAGCTGATAATCAAACAAAACCACATAGTAAAATCCTCCTAAAAATTATTGGTCTTCCATAATAGCGCATGTTTTTGCCGCGAGGGAAAAAGAAGAAGGCTCTGCAATTAGAGCCTAAACTTTGAGAATAGTTCATCCATGGCATCGGGGTTTTTTATCATTTCCAGATATTGTTCACGATTTCTTGTACAGACGGCATACACCAATGCAGCAATAATGGTATGTATTACTATAAACCCCGTTAGAGTGTCTTTAATTGAAAACTCCATACGATTTACGAAGTAATCTTTTACAAGACAGTAAACCCCAATCATCGGGCTTATAGCAACGCCTAGAATAAACCAAATAACAAGATGCGATATGGCGGTCACTTTCCAAGCAATCTCTTTCCAATTCATTTCCAAATCCTCCTCAAAATTATGATGAACATTAGTTCTCATAATAGTGTATGTTTTTTCCGCAAGCGAAAAAAATGAGGGCCTGAATGAAGCTTCAGCCGAATATCAGTTAATCCTCGATACCGTTATTCCGATCTCTGAATGCATACCCGATCAACGCCACTATCGCATCGTCGATCGGCCCCGGCAAGAGATCAATCGGGGAAATGATGTACAATAATACGATGATCAGTATCCATTTGTTCCTCATAATATTACCTCCAAGTATCTGATTTATTCAGCTTCGCCTCATTAGGCCCTCACTATAGCACCTGTTTTATGCGAAAAAAAGAGAGCCGTGCTTATTCGCACAGCTCTCGCAGTTGTTCCAGAGCAAAATACAAATTGACCATTCTGTCCTCAATGTCCTCCAACATTCCCTGAATCTCCCCGCTCTTATCCTTGATCATTTCTTCTTTCGTTGGCACTTTCGGTTCCTCAATAATGGGCTCCAAAATACCGGGTTTAAACCTCCGGATTCCATCTTCAAGACGGAGCTTGCGAGCCAGATTAACCTGCTCAACTGGTATCATTTGCGCAGGATGGCCCACATAGTCCTCTTGATAGACGATCCCGGTAAAAACCCCGGTATGGATCCATTTGAGAATCGTCGCGTAAGAAACGCCAACAATATTCGCAGCTTCCTTCGTGGTGTAATATCCCATCTTAAACATCGTGAAATCCTCCTTATGTATTAAGTCTTTCATAATAGTGTATGTTTATAACGAAAACTTAATACGCAAAAAAGAAGACCGATGTCTTTTATAGAATCAGTAATTAATACTCGTCGGGAAATAGAATCGTTGTAACGCTCCTATCAGCCTCAGTAATTATCCAAATCCTCAGATTGGGTGATTCAGAATTATTATAAACGGCCAATAATCTGTCTCCAGATTCCAAAGCCTGTTCATTCAATTCCGCGTCTTCGGAAGGTGTATCGCCCCAATCCTTGTTGACGTATTTCCGAATAGAGTCAACTATAAACTTTCTGAACCTTCGGTTTTTCTTCATCTCGGCATCAATGCCTCTGGTAATATAAAACGATCCAGTTTCAAAAGAACTCATGTAAAATTCCATCCTTTCTAAAGACATCGGTCTTCATATAAAGACATGTTTTTAGAAAAAAAAGAAAGAGCCCTGTTTTGGGGCTCAATCTGATCAGAACCAGTCGTCAGCAAATAATTGGGTGCAGCTAATATCATCTCTGTACTGGTTACCATCCTCGTCGAAAAAGCGCATCACCATGTCCTTTCCTAGAACGGGATCTTCGGCATCCGGATACCGCGGCGAATCGAGTTCGTATTTCTCATGAGAAAGATCGTCATTCTTTTTCGATCTATTCATGAGAAAAATACCAACGCCAATTCCAGCGGCACCAAGTGCGATCTTTCCCTTGTTGTTCCAGACCGTTTCTGCGGTTTTCTTCGCCTTGTTTTTCAGGTTCTCCATCCAAGTAGACATATTCATACCTCCTAAAATATGATGAACTTTCGTTCTCATAATAGGACGTGTTTTTTTTTGAAAAAAAAAATAAAGCCCGTGATTTTATATAAAACGGCATAATTGCATCCGTGTTAAGTGCGCATCCATACTAGATGTTGTACGTACAGTCTTGTCGTAACCCCAAAATATAGTGTCATCCGTGGGTCTCCAAAACCTTTGTTGTGAGTTCGAATCTTACTGCCCCTGCCAAGTTGATTAGAGCATTTTGCATAGCTGAATGCTCTATTTTTATGCAATCAGCCGATAACCGATCGCATTTCTTCAAGCGCATCTCCGAAGAGATGGATGTAAATGTTGTAGGTCACTGTCACATCCGCATGTCCGAGCAGTTTTGACAGAATCTTAACATTGCATCCTCGATAGTAGCAGTTCGTCGCGAAGGTATGCCGGAACACATGCTGCCCGTAATATGGAACCCCGGCCTCGTCGCAAGCTTTCTTGATGTGCCATCGCATCGCTTCGTAAGTGAGCGGCTCTCCATTCTCCTTAGAAAATATCAGTCCGCTCTTTCCGCAGTACATACCTCTCAGAAGTTCCATAGCGCGTGTACTGAGAGGAATAGTGCGGTTGCTGCAATGTGATTTGGCTCCCTGCTGAATCTCGATCTTCTTTGCGTTCGTGATTCTGATCAGAGTCTTGTGAATCCTCACAGCCTTGCGATCCCACAGAATATCATCCCACGATAGGGCGAGAACCTCTCCGATTCGCATTCCGCTTTCCAGCATAAGCATCGCTGCACATGTAGAAGGATTGCGAACTTTCATTAGAACCGGAATCAGCCGTCTCTGCTCTTCCATGGTGTATGCGACAACCTCTTTCTTGGCCTTCTTGACCATGGATTGGGATGGGATACGAACTTGATCGAAAATATCCTCCATTTTCTTCGACCGAAAGAATGCATGCAGCAGACAGTATTGCTTCTTGATGGTGGATCTTGCGTACCCGGCGTTGACCAAGTAATTCACATATTTTTGTATGTGATCAGCTTTGATCTCCTCGAAGCTCATGTCCGAAATGGCGTGCTTTTTCATCAGGTCGAGAGATATAATGAGCCGATCGTAGGTCGTAGGTTTCACAGAATTCTTCTTATACAGAACGAGCCATTCTTGGATGGCGTTACTGAGTTTCAGTCCGTCTTTCAAAATATCCATCCTCCTTCGATGAAAGACAAGACTGTACGTACATGCTGATTATAGCACATTCGTACAGTCTTATCAAGTCATGCCGCGCCGAGCAAAATATCAAACTGCTTGGGGATCGCATTCAAAGCTCTTGGCCCCAAGACCTCGAAAAGCGCTTCGAAAATATAAATCCCATAATCAGTCAGATAATTGCACAGCCATTCCTCCGCTTCCAGCCAATACTCCTTGCGAACCATCTTGTGAATATCATACAGAAGATTATAGCTCAGAAGAGCGCAATGCCCGAGCTCATGGATCAGAACTCTGGCTTTCATGTCCTCGTCCAGTGCATCCGATAAATATACGGTATGCGTGGACAAATCAGTCGTTCCTAATCGACTCGTTCCAGTTCGATCCACGAGCATCGGGCTGGCGTTCTTACTGACTTCTACATGCCACAAGATTCCGTTCATGTAAAAGCAGGTCATTTGGAAGCTCAGACATTCATCTCGTTGACCAGAGTCGTGAAATCAGACTTCATCCGCTTCCTCAGCTCGGGATCAGCGTTCTTCCAGATTTCTCGAATGGTCGCCAGCGTATCGCCGATATGTTCAGCCGCGTGAGCGTCCATATCTTCGCGGTATTGAGGAGAATTGGTCTGGGTGTAGTAGCGTCTGGACTCCTTCCAGTCGTTGTATGCTCGTCCGTACCGCTGATCTTCCTCTCTGAAGCGCGGATACCGTTCCTCCTCATGCTCGAAGTCCTCGTCCATGTAAGGCCGATACTTTCCTTTGAGCTTTCGATTGGGAGAATACCCATACCTAGAGTTCTCCATGGTCTCCGAAACCAGCCGGTAATAATTGGCCTCCCGGCAGTACTTCTCCGTCTGAGCGAGATCTTTGATCATGTCGATCACTTCTCCCGCTTCCTCGGTAGAGACGTTCTCAAGGCCCTTGGCGAACTCCGCCTGAGCACAGGAAATGAGGCGATCCTTAAGCTCGCAGATTTCGGTAATCTTGTATTCGTCGCACATACTCTCGCCTCCTTAAGAAATCCTCTTGATAAAGAGGGTCGAGTTTGCGCCCACCGTTACATTGACCGCTCCGGTGTTTACGATGGTCACACGGCTGTAATCCCCGCAGGTATTGCGCACCGGAACCACTCTGGATACTGAATTGAGATCTCCGATAGCCGCCGTTGTGGAGATCATGGTGGATTCGGGAAGGGTGTCTCCTCCGATCTGAATGGAAAGCTGAACGGCAGTATTTGCAGCCTCAGCGCCAATGTTTGCACCGAAGGCCACCTCGTATGTGCCATTCATGGCTCTCATTTTGACCGAAGAAGTGTTGGCTCTGTGACATTCTCCACAACCCGTATGGAGAAGCGTTTTATCGAAGGTAATGGCCTGCCCCGGAGTAAGCGTCTGGGCAGTCGTATTAGACAACTGAATCATCTTTAATACCTCCATAGGTCGTAAGGTGTTCGAAAATGCTTAAAAGGGGCTGAGAAGACCCCAGCCCCAACCTCTTTTGTGTCTCAGCTGTTGCAGCAGCAGGTAACGCCGGAGCAACGCTTCATCTGTTCAACCAAGTACGCGTTCTGGGCCTGCTGAGAAGCCGCCAGATTCAGAGCGTTGTTCATCGCGGTCAGCTCGGCGATCTTCGCGTCCTTGTTCGCCATCTGAATGGCCACAAGTTCGTCGTGAAGCGCACGATAGTTCGCGTTGTCGTTCTGAATAATCGTCTGGCCGAGCTGATTAATTGCCGTGGTGATTGCACAGGTATTCGTGGCGTTGTCGTAACGCACCTGAGCGATCGCCGCGCGGTTCTCACAGCAACAGTCGGCGAGCTGGCGAGAAATAGAGTTCGTGTTCTGCATATTGGCTACGGTGTCCTGCTGAATGGCATTCTGAAGCGTGTAAGTGTTCTGGAGATTGGCCGTAGAAGCCTGCTGGATGGCATTCTGAAGTGTGTTCGTTCCGCTCATCACCGCAGTATTCATGCCGTAAAATCCATCACACAGACCGTTCTCGATGCCATTGAGCTTGTTGGTGACCGCAGAGGTGTCGAAACCGCGCTGAATATCAGCCTGAGTGGCAGCAGTAGCAGCGTAGCCACCATTACCGTTGTTGCCCCAGCCGTTGTTACCGCCCCATCCGCCAAAGATGGCAAACAGGATAATCAGTACCCACCAGCCGTTTCCGTCTCCCCAACCACCGTCGTTACGATTTCCGGTCACCGCAGCAATATCAGACAGGCTAGGCATATTAGAGTTGAACATAAGTGAATCCTCCCTAAAAATATATTTTTACCAAAACAAAAGCCCGTCTTCAGAGTGCGCGCTCCTCTGAAATCGGGTTTTGCTTAGTAAACGAAAATATCAATATTGAGAGAAATTCAAGAGGTCTATAAGCTTACGAAATTCCGAAAAATCGCTTGGCATCGGTCAATGCGTCCTCTTTCGACACTCCGTAAGTTTTGCAAATGTTTTCTGCAATCTGTTGCCCCTGCTCATCATTGCCATTTTGAATGACATCGATCATCTGCTTGAACTGAGGATTGTTCGCAACCCTTGGGTTCCTGCTGATCATCATCAGCGCAAAATCCTTCATAGAATTAGCCATCTGCCTCATCCTTTCTCACAGTCTTCTTGACGTTTGGGGTAAGCATTTTCTCAATTTTATCCAGTCGTTCCAGCACGGTTTCATTGAAGGACTTTTCCTGCTTTTGTTCTTCGATCTGGGCTGGAACAAATTTGACGGAATGAATCAGCCCGTCAGACTTCCACTGCTTTGCGAAAATTGCCGAGTAATCGGAAAGCGGGAACAGACTGATGGTTCCGTCCATTGGAATTTCATTGGGCTTAATCTCATTCTCAGAGGCCACCGTTCTTCCGGGGACGACCGACGGTCTCTGAGGCTGCTGCATTTGTTGAACAGGAACAGGTATTGGAGGTTGCTGACCAGCCATCTGCCCGAAATTGAGATACCCCGGGGCAGCTTGGCCCTGACCAAAAGAGTAAGGATTTCCATAGATCGGTCGAAATTGCTCCATGATCATTTGCTCCTTTCAAACAAAAATAATTGTTTATTCGGTCTTCTTTCCAGTCAACCGATTGAGCGCTTCATAACCGCCGTTCGCCGCAAGGGAAACCACTGCGGAATTCACCACTGCGAGAATCGCGGTCTCAGGCGTAATACCAGTCGTAAAGACCTGCGCCAGTACCAGCACGATCAATGCCAGCACCCAGCTGAAAATCTGCGTCGGAATCTTCTTGATGAACCCGATGTTCTTAAACAGCTCGGTGAAAATGCCGACCGCCAGAAGACAACCGGCAAAGGTGGCGAGATAAGACCAGTCGAAGAAAGTAAAATCCATTTTGTAATCCTCCTTTTACTTGTGGAGCGGGAGCTTATCTACTTCGCCCATTACGCGCTTTGCAGAGCCGTTTCCGCCCATCTTCAAATATGGTTTGTAGAGATAGTCGTAAAGGTTTTCATATTCATCTTTGGTGATGTACCCTCGCTGCACATAGCTCATGCCCAAATATAAAATTCGATCATGCGCTAGTCCAATGAGCATTTGTGTTTTAGCGTCTTTCTTGTCTGTCAGCTTTTGCATCAGAGCCCAGAATCCAGAAGAAGCCAATACCGCGCAAAGAACCGTGATAAGGGTCTCCACGAATTGCGGCATTCAGATCAGCCTCCCGTATTTACCGGAAATCCAGCCATCTTGATTTGCAAACGCAATCAGCAACCAGCCATCATCAGAAGTTTGGCCGCCATACGAATAGGTTTCGCCAGCATGTGCCACGCCTAGCTTGGTTCCCTCGGTATTCGGAGCCGTTCGAACCCAGCAGTTTCCGCCGACGACCGTTACGCTTCGAGGCTCTTCAGGAACCGCGTCCATAGCCGCCAGCGCCTCGCTCATTGCCTTGTGCGTCTTGGGGCCGTAGATGCCGTCCGCAAAAAGCTCATGATCCTTCTGGAACGAGCGCACGGCAATCTCGGTAGCATCGCCGTAATCGCCGTCCGCACCCCATTTTCCGCAATCATAGCCAAGGCGGATGAGATTCGTCTGAAGCTCTTTTACGTCCTCGCCTTCGGAGCCATCCCGAAGAAGTCTCGAACCGAGAAGACTTTCAACATTGCTGTCAACGCTCTGCGAACCATTATCAGAATAGTCGAAATA